AATGGTCAGCTCGCAAAGCCCAGTTAATGGCTAAACGCTACAAAGCAGCTGGTGGAGGCTATAAGTGAAATGGTCAGACAAGCGCAAAAAGTCGATCAACTGCGACAGCCCAAAGGGGTTCTCGGAGAAGGCTCATTGTGCGTCAAAGAAGAAAAAAATGGCTGGGGGTGGTTTAGCAAAATCCCAGCAATCTTTAAAAGCTTGGGGCGATCAAAAGTGGACGACCAAGTCAGGGAAGAAGTCATCCGAGACGGGCGAGAGATACCTACCCAAGAAAGCAATCGAAGCGTTAAGCCCACAAGAGTACGCAGCAACAACACGGGCAAAACGGCAAGGAAAAGCACAGGGAAAACAGTTCGTGCCCCAGCCAAAAACAGTAAAAGCAAAAGTAAAACCATATAGGAAAATATGAGTACTTCAGGCACAACCGCTTTTAATCTAGACCTTAATAACCTCATTGAAGAGGCGTTTGAGAGAACAGGTACGGAATTGCGTACGGGTTACGATATGCGGACTGCCCGCAGATCCTTAAATCTATTAACAGTTGAGTGGGCTAACCGTGGTATTAACCTCTGGACAATCGAGCAAAATCAGATCCAAATGGTTACTGGTCAAGGCATTTATCCCGTTCCAATCAATACAATTGACCTTTTAGATACAGTTATTCGTCAGAATAATGGTGTTGCAAGTAATCAAGTAGACATCAATATTAGCCGTATTTCAGAGTCTACCTACTCTACGATCCCCAATAAATTGACCACTGGGCGTCCTATTCAGATGTGGTTCAACCGCCAGTCAGGACAGTCTAATTTGACCGCTGTGACCTTAAACGGCACGATTGATGCTGCGGCTACTTCTATTACTGTGAGTGATGCCAGCGCCCTTCCAATTGGTGGGTTTGTTAAGATTGACAATGAGACAATCAGCTACGCCAACGTTATTGGTAATGTATTAACTAACTGCTACCGTGGTCAAAACGGTACTACAGCGGCAGGGCATACGACAGGTGCGGCTCTTACGATACAGAACCTTCCTTCTATTAACGTTTGGCCCACGCCCGATGCTGGTGGTGGTCCTTATACCTTTGTGTACTGGAGGTTGCGTAGGATTCAAGATGCTGGATCTAATGGAGCGGTAGAGCCTGATATTCCCTTTCGCCTATTACCTTGTATGGTGGCAGGATTGGCTTTCTATATGGCTCAAAAGCTACCAGATGGACAGGCACGAGTGCAATTTTTAAAGCAAGAATACGAGGAGCAGTGGCTCTTGGCTTCTACGGAGGACAGAGAAAAAGCCGCTTCTAGGTTCGTTCCTAGGACGACCTTCTATGCCTAATAAATTTAGTAGTGGCAAATTTGCGATTGCCGAATGTGATCGATGCGGTCAACGGTATAAGCTAAAAGATCTACGGAAGTTAGTTGTAAAGCAACAGATAAAAAACATTAAGGTGTGTCCTAGCTGTTGGGATCCAGACCAGCCGCAGTTGTCGTTAGGTTTATATCCAGTAGATGACCCACAGGCAGTACGGGAGCCACGCCCTGATATAAGTTATCAGGTATCTGGAAGTAGCGGTTTGCAGCTTAATGGAACAAACGACAATACCTTAGAAGGTGTTGGTTTTCCAGAAGGTGGTAGTAGAATATTCCAATGGGGGTGGAACCCTGTTGGTGGGTCTAGAGATGATGGATTAACCCCCAACAACTTAGCCCCAGAAGGTCAGGTAGGTAGCGTAACAGTAACAACAACATAAGGAGTTAAAAATGTTTAAGAAAAGCGCAGATGGGATTGCTAAAAAAGGCAAGACCGAAGGTAAAAACTTAGGTGATAGCGGTCCTACAGTCTTGGGCATGAAAGCAAAGCCGAAGATGGGCGGTAAAGACCAGATGGTCATGAAGAAAATTGGACGTGGTTTAGCAAAAGTTCAAAACCAAATGATGCGTAAAAGCGCAGGAAGAGGTCGATAATGGCTAAGTTCTCTAAAAAAGTAATGGGTAAAGAAGTAGGAGACGCTAAAGTCTATGCTCCTCCCCATACAATGAAGGGTAAGACAATCTCTGCTAAAGGGCTAACTTCCAAAGGTATGACTGGCGCACAAGAAATGGCTACTACGGATATTTCTGTTGGTGGGATTAGTAAGTTTAAAGGTAAACCTATAAACCAATATGGCAAGATCGAGATGCGTGGTGCTGGTGCAGCAACCAAAGGTCGTATGTCTAGCGGGAAGATGGGATGAATTACACGCAGTTAACGTCCGCTATTAAAGGCTTTGCTGAGAATGACTTCCCAGCAACAGTCGGGTCGTTTACGTCTGCCGAGCAGATTGCTAGGTTTGTACAGTTGGCGGAGCAGCGCATCTATAACATGGTGCAGTTACCTGCTATCCGTAAGAACGTTACGGGTACTATGACTGTAGGGAATAAGTATTTATCAACTCCTTCAGACTGGCTATCAACCTTTAGTCTTGCGGTGATTAATTCGGCAAATGAGTACCACTACCTTTTGAACAAAGATGTTAACTTTATCCGTGAGTCCTATCCTGATACAGATTCAGCATTTTTTGGAAAACCTGAGTATTACGCTGTATTTGACGACAACACCTTTATTCTAGGACCTACCCCAGACGCTACTTACAATTCAGAGCTTCATTATTTTTACTATCCAACGTCAATTGTTACCGCTGGGACGTCTTGGTTGGGTACGAACTTTGACTCTGCTCTTCTGTATGGGGCATTGCTAGAAGCAGCTTTATTTATGAAAACAGACGCTGATACTATGACAATGTATAAAGCCCGCTATGACGATGCAATGGCAGAACTTAAACAATTAGGCGATGGTAAGAACCGTCAAGACGCCTACAGAAGTGGACAAGTAAGGTATCCAGTTAGATGATTAACAAAGTTCCAGATTTATCAGGTAAAAGTATTGCTATTGTGGCAATGGGCAAATCCCATAGTCAGTTCATCCTAGCCAAGACCCATTCTCAGCCAATTGATGAAGTATGGGCAATTAACGCTATGGCAGGGGTGATTTACCATGACCGAGTCTTTATGCTGGATCCAGCCAGCCGATTCCTAGATAGTGATGATGCAGGCACTCAAACTGGACTTATGCGGTCGGTACTAGAGAAGCACACAGGTCCAATCTATACCTGTGAATTAGACCCCCGTTGTCCTGGATTAGTAGAGTTCCCCTTAGATGAAGTAATGAACGCTTGCGGGACAGGATACTTTAACAACACCGTAGCCTTTGCTATTGGCTATGCAATTGCTGCCAAGGTAGGGCAAATCCACCTGTATGGGATTGATTTTTCGTACAAAAACGTAGTTCACTTTGCCGAGGCAGGTAGAGCGTGTTGCGAGTTTTTACTGGCAAAGGCGATGGAACGGGGCATTAAGGTTGGTATAGCTCAAGGATCATGCCTGTTAGACACCAGCGAGCCGACTATTAGTAAGCTGTACGGCTACCACCGTCTTAGTGATCCTTTGGTCGTAGGGCTAGAAAATGAACGATTTGTGGCTAAAAAGTACTCTGAAATCAAAGATACGGTAAAAGACGAGGTGGAATACAACCCACCAGAAGCAAAGAGGACATAAATGTTTGAAATTAAAACTGGCGATATTATCAGCCCTCTCGTAAAAACAAGCAATTATGGCGGTTTACCGCTTGAAGAATTGACAGAACTCTGCGTAAATAGGATCATTGGGGTATCAGAAACTGCCCCGCCCGAAATTCGGGAGCAAGCAAAGTATTTCAGAGAAGCATTAGAGCGTACAATCTCTGAATATTTGAGTCGTGCAGCACAGTCCGAAAGGGCTAGTTGCATTCAAGTTTGTGTACAAGGCGGTGAAGTTGAGGCTGCTAATTTATTAAGGAGAATTTAAAATGGCTTTTACAGGTAACTTCATGCCAACATCTTTTAAGGTTCAAATCTTACAGGCTGTGCATAACTTTACGGCTGTCTCAGGTAACACGTTTAAACTAGCTTTGTATAACAACTCAGCTTCGTTTACTGCGGCTACCACAGCTTATACAACAACTAACGAAGTAACGGCTTCTGGTTCATATACTGCGGGTGGCGGAACTCTAAGTAAAGTTACTCCAACTTCTTCTGGAACTACAGCGCTTACTGATTTTGCGGACTTATCGTTTACTACTGCGACCATTACAGCATTTGGCGCCATGATATATAACGATACTGCAACAGGTAATCCAGCCGTAGCTATTTTAGATTTTGGTGGTTCTAAGTCTTCTACAGCAGGTACGTTTACGATTGTGTTCCCAGCGGCTACTGCGACTGGTGCAATTATCCGCATCGCTTAAGGTTAATGCGGTGTGGCTGATGTATCCGTTTCTCTAGAAGGTTTTGGTCTTGATGGGTGGGGTGACTCACCTTGGGGATTTGGAAGTACTTCGCTTGTAGGAACTGGAGCTGTAGGAACAGTAGTAATAGCTGAAAATATTAGTGTTAGCCTTACAGGTGTATCTGGTACAGCTAGTGTAAATGATGTAACAGTTACAGGAGATTCGGTTCTAAACCTTACAGGTGTTAGTGGCACAGGAGCAATAGGTCAAGCGTTAAAGCGAGACGACATAGAAGTTTACCTTGAAGGTTGGGGTTATTTAGGTTGGGGTGATACTGGCTGGGGTACAGGTAGTGCGGGAGTAGCTGGTACTGGGGCAGTAGGTTCAGTAGCCATTATTACAAACGTAGAATTTAGCGTTACAGGAGTATCAGGCACAGCAGAAATTGGCGGTGTAACTGTAAATGCAGCGGCAAACGTTCCAGTAACAGGATTACTAGCAACAGGAAATATTGGCGGAGTTGAAGTTACAGGCACAGGTGTAATAGATTTAACAGGTGTTGGCGGCACGGGACAAATAGGTCAAGCAGCAGTTCAAGAAGGTATTCAAGTTTTTGTTACGGGTGTTGGAGGAACAGGAGCAGTTGGTGGCGTAACGGTAAATGCTGACGCTAATGTAAGTGTTACAGGTGTTGCAGGTGCAGGGGCAGTTAACGGTGTAACTGTTGAAGTATTAACTGAAGTTTTTGTTACAGGAGTAGCAGGAACAGTTGGACAGGGTTCAGTAGATGTAAATGCTGCCGCTAATGTCCCAGTAACAGGATTAAGTGCTACAGGGTCTATAGGAACTGTAAGTTTTATAACGGATGCAAATGTAGCCGTAACAGGTGTAGCAGGCACAGTAGGGCAAGGACAAGTAACGGTAAATGCAGCAGCGAATGTCCCAGTAACAGGGCTTCAGGCAATTGGATCAATTGGTCAGGTAACAGTAAATGCAGCAGCAAATGTAAGTGTTACAGGTGTACAGTCAGTAGGGCAGGTTGGAACGGTATCTTTCTGGTTAGAAATTGATACTAGCCAAACCCCGAACTGGATTGAAATAGCAGCATAAAACGGATATTATTTAGGTAAGGAAAAATTATGGCATCTTCATATAGTGATCTTAAAATAGAG